TTGTCTTTTTCGAGAGAGCCTTGTATGTCGGCCTCAAGCCCCACGACAATTAGGTGGGAATACTGCCAATTGTAGCCGATTTGGCCACCACCGATGAAACCGCTTGGCTCCAAAATATCGGACTGACCAAAACCGGGGATGACAGCTCGGCCCAACGTCGACGACGTCACCGTAACAGGGTCGATGTTGAAGTCGGTCTTAGCACGGCCAAAGCTGGCCCCGAGATTCCCGCCAACATACCAACCGGTCCAGTTGTAGACAGGTGCCGATGGCGGTGATGGCGGGGCTTTAACGGCCATATCAGCCGCAAAGGCTGGCGCTCCGATCAATCCAAGCGCGGCAGTTGAGGAAATGAGCAGCTTCTTCATGACAGCCCCCGAAAACACACAGAATCTACCATACGGCCTGCCGGGGGGCTCTTACCGCTTAAGCACAGTGAAGGGAAAAATCGAGGCGCCCCGCGCTGTCCATTAAGGTAAACGGAAGCTAGCAATTGTACTGAAAAAACGTCTCAATAAGTTCTCTCTATGAGATTGTTGCCGCCGGTGCGCAACGCACGCCAGACGCTTGATATCTGCATCGCCATACTCGTCGTGCTCGTCGTGATTTATGACATCACGGTGGCCATCGAGAGGAACGCAAATCGAGCGGCGGCTCGTAACGTAATCGATGCGCTTCTCCACGACATATGCACGCATCGTGTGATCGGTTGCCGCGTGACTTGATTGGCCTCAAGGCGCACAGCAAACTGATCCGATTGTAAAACAGCAAACTCAGAGGCAACGGGACAATTGCTGGCAAGCGACTGCCGGCCGCGACGCCCTAACGAGGCCGCGCCCGGCGTACATCCGCGCTCACACCGCCCCTTACAAGCGGGGGGCCAGGACCGGCATGTCCCGACCACCCCGCCGTTTCTGCGACAGCATCGGGCAGACGTTGCCGCAAAACTAATTCTGAAAAGTGGCGGGGGAGCCGAACGCTGGGTTGCTACAGGCTCAACCCCGCCGATCTGCAGACGCTATGAGCGACGCCCGCAGAAACTTAGTAACGCCATTTTAGATATTGCAGCCGACCGTTAAATCCGCTCGGCTCCCTAGCCTTGTCGCGCCGGCGCAGCATCCGGCAGGCAACTAACCGCGCGTCGCCGCCAGGGCTGAGATGGTGCCGCTCATCGCCGACCGGCTTGCCGGCAGCGTCAGTCAAAACGACCGCGCCATCTGCGATGCAATACCAACCCTCAGCAACCTTGCCGGGATCGTTGCCCTTTGGTGCCCGAGTCTGAATTACAATCCGCTGAACGTCAGACATAGGCAGACCCCTTCGGATACTCAATTTCTTTACGCCATTTGTCGTTGAATGATTTGGTCGTCGCAAACCGCAACATGACAACGGCGTACCTCGTGGCCGCCATCAGGTCGTCGTACTCAGCAACAATTTTTCCTTCCTGCCTATGAAACAAACGAAATTCAGAGAGCCAATCGTGCAGGTGGTCGAATACCTTGAACCGTCCGCTTTCCATCCGCGTTAACATTTCCATGCAGCCGGCCTCGACCGATACTGAGCCATCTGCAAATTGGGCATGTTCGGGAAGCAGATTTAATCCCTGGGCGCGGAATTGCTCCGCCAGCGGAGCACCGGCACCCTCAAGCGTGCCGCGCAGTCCATCTTTCGGCCACGCGAATTTCAAGTCGCCCCAGCCCCGTAGCGTTGCAGCGTGCTCAATAACGCTGGCCTCTTTCAGCTTGTGGCACTTGCTGACATAAACAACGTCCGCGTCTCTATCGTGCCAAAGCTCGACAGCGGCCGTTGCGTGGGTCCAGCCAAAATCTAGGCCGCCAAGTCTGGCAAAGTGCGAAGGGAACGTGCGATGCGGAACGACAATCTTTTCTTCGGCAACCGGGAACACGCGACCACTTCCTAAAACTGGTTGGCCACGAACCCGCGCCTCTCTTTCGTGGGCCGGATAGCTGGCAATGATTTGGTCTTTTTGTTCTTTGGTGAAGTGCTCCGCATCGTCAATGCTCGCAATGATGACGGCGCGGTCTGGGTGTTTGGCAACCTTCATGTTTCACCCGTGAGAAAGCGGCGCACAACCTCGGACCATCCTAAAATCGGAGTGAATGTTGTATAGACAATGCCGCCGGTTTCGTTGGTTCTGGTCAGGGCCTCGAAATAAAGGTCAATCGGACTTTCCTCGTCCATCCAGCATACCTCCAATCCAACGCCCTGCCATTTTTCACGGCCGGAAGCGTAGGATTTGAATTGCAGATCGGAGGTGCCGCCGCTGATGTGCTTCACTGACACGCTATCAATCAAATCAGCAATGCCACGGGCAACAGAAACCTCGCCCAGCAGGTGTTTGGGAATGAGGCCGGTTCCCCAGTCCCATTTACGCATGGGCGGACCAATCAGCTTTTCTTGCACAACGTCGCAGACAGATTCGCCCGTCAGACCCGCCGCCCAAGCACGGATTGGTTTGTCGAACCGGCGGCCATCCCACCAATCTGGATAAAGTCCCGTCAGGTGCATGGACATTTCGGCGGCGCCGCAAAGGGTCTTGCCGATTCTGTTTGCCGCCATAAAAAGTCTTTCTCTCGCCGCCTTGCCGGAAGACAGCCGCGATCCCCCACAACGACGGCGATCCGCGCGAGATCCCGACGCCACGGTATCGCGGGGGCGGCGGCATTCCTTCGGGCGGCGGTGCCGTCGCTGCAATGCAGTCCGCCGCGCCTTGTCCAGCGGCACGAACGGCGACAGCCGGCCCTTATGACGGCGCAGCGTCACGATCCGCCCCCGGAGTTGCCCTGTGGCGAAGGCCGTGATACGGAATTCATTGCTAATAAACTTTCGTTGAATAACGGCCCGGAGCGCGCCAACGCTGCCGGGCCTTTCGTTTGTTAGGAACGCGGTGAGCTACAAATTGAATTCACTGACTGGCCGAGATTTAGCGGTCGGGGAGAAATCTCCGGTCGCTTCTCATTTGGGCGTCAGTGTCGGGCTGAGCGGCCAGCTCGCGTTGTTTCAGCCACTCGGCTTCGGCTTCCTCGCTGATGCGGCGCCGACTTCCATTCAGCCAATACTTCGGGCCGATCCCAAGCTTCCAATCGCCATAAAGCCGAGCTCGGGATAGGCCGTGATCTTTGCAAAATTCCGAAATGGTTTTTGAGCGCATGTTCCTTCTCGTGCGGGTGTCTTTCTGAAACACCCTTGAACGAATCTTTTCACGAGAAGGAATCAGGCGAAAGGACAAAAATGCGACATTGCAACTTTTTCACAGAGCCCTGTGGACCAGGTTTTATGGAATAAGGAACTGTTTATTCCATGGGCCATGGAATGAGCATCATCGCAACTCAGCAACTTTTTTGTCGGGCTTGAACCCGAAACTCGGTGCGTGCTTGCGAACAGTGTCGGCAACATACGACGGCGACAGATGACCATAATGCTTCTCGACCATCCGCGTGTCGGCGTGGCCGAGATTGCGCGCGACCACCATGAGCGGCATTCCCGCCATCACGGAGAGTGAGGCCCAGGAGTGCCGCAATCCGTGGAAGGAAACCGGAGGAGCAATCTTCGCTCGCTCGACTGCTTCGCGCATCGGACGGGTTTGATGTGCCGCGCCCCACTCTTGGCCGTTGGCTCTCCGCAAGATCAATTCGTCGCCGCTTCTGCCCGCGGTCAATTGTCGGAACAGGGCCACGCCTTCGTCGGTCAACACAACGTGCCGGGCCTTACCCGACTTCGACTGCCGGATGGCGACGGTGCCGGCGTCGGTGTTAAAGTCCCGGCATTGCAACCTCACAAGCTCGCCATACCGCGCGCCCGTATGTAGCGCCGCTTGCACCAATGGACGAAACTCAGGATCGCAAGCGTTGGTAAGTCGCTTGGCCTCGGCGATGCTCAGATAGCGGATGCGCGCGGCGTCAACATTCTTGAACGGCTTCACCTTACGCCAGGCGACATCGGACTCGATCTTGCCATCGTGAAAGGCGTGATTGAGCGCGGCGCGCAGAATGGTCCAAGTTCGATTGGCGGACGCACGGCGCCGGCGACGACCATCATCGCCGTTCGGAGCATCACGAAACTTCTGTTCGTCGTCTTTGGCCGTACGCAGCCGCGCCGGAGCCCTAGCAATATCATCACGCCAGTGCCGCAGCCCTTCAGTCGTTAACGCACCCAAACCTAACTTGCCGAGTCGCGGTCGAATAAAGCCCTCAATGCGATAGCGGGTATCGGCAATCGACTGCCGGGCGCGCCCCTCCCCTTCCAACATTCGCAAGTAGTCGTCCAGCACATCAGACACGACAGTCGCGCTCGACTTGGCCTTGCGCGCACCGCGGGCCTTCTGTTGGGCCTGTGCAAAACTCAAAATGCGTTTGCCGTCTGCGTCCTCGTAGTCGTCGGCAAGAACGAGCGCGTCGTCAATCGTGCGGAGGTTCTCCATCTTATAGCCGCCGTCGCCGTCATAGCGTCGCGCAATCCATGTGCCCGGTCCGCTACTGAGCTTGCGATAGCCGAGGTGCAGCCCCGGCTCGATCAATCGGAAATACGGCTTGTGGCGAATCTTGAGCCGGGTGCGCGCGGTTCTGGTTTCGAGACTGGCATCGCGGACTTTGCGTGGCATGCGATCCCCCAAATATTGCCCGGGTCTAATACGGGTCTAATATACGTGGGGAAACACATGTAAACAAGCATGAACGGAAATAGGCCAAATATCAGCATTTCCGGGGGTTTCGTCCGACAACTGTGAACAGCTATGGAACGCCTTTTAAGCCCTTTCACGGCGGAAACACCGGTTCCCGTAGGGCGCGCCAATGAAAATCAAGGACTTAAGCCATTATTTTGCGTCCGCGACGAAGCCGTGTCCAAGTGGTGTCGCGGTCGGTCCCGCCCCCTAGCTGCGTTCGTCGTCCATGCCCTCCCCTCGCCGCTTCCCGCCGCCGCCGTGGTCCGCCGAAGTAGAGCGTGGTCTCAGTGGATGAATGCTGAGTAGCTGATCCAGAGTACGACGACAGCCACTAGGGGCATCCCCCCGTCCATGCTGTTCCTGAGATCGTGCCGGGAAGGGGCTCAAAATAGGCCCCCTGCATTTATTGTCGATTGTGAGCAGTTTTGAGCAGCCGCGCCGCGAGAGGAATAGGCACAATAATGACATATCTCTTGGAACGTAGGTCATGGAAACATTTTTAATAGCGCTTGCCATCATAGCAATGTCCGGCGTTTGCTTTTGGTTATTTGTTATTGAGCCACGTAGGAAGATTTACGATACGTTTAGGTGATCTCATGGCGCATGAAGATATTTCTATCAAGATTTTGACCATGGTTGGCGTAATGGAATGGGTCTGTATGGGGTTGTGGTTTTTTTATTTGTCATTGATCGGTCTGCACCTCTGACTGATCCAGGCCGGGCCCGGCGTGCTGCCGGGGCGCTCACTGCACTGCCAGGCCGCTCGTTCTTGATCGACGGCCTAGACCTGAAGCTGCTCCTCGATGGCGCTCGCGGTCAGTATCAAATTGAAAGCCACATAAAAAAGACCCCAGCATCTAGGGCTGGGATCTTTTTGTACGCAAACAAAACAAATCGGGCGCTAGGGGTGTCGGGGGATGGGGGGAAGCGCCCGACTTGTGGTTACTTTGGCCCGGCGACTATTCTGAATCTGTATAGAATTGCTCACTCTGAATTCGACGGTGGATAAGTGGGATAACTCGCCTAGCGCCAAACTGTGAGCGCGCGGCGGATTGCGGCGAATCCCCTGGCAATGGGGGGCGCGGCTAGGCTCGCTTTCGCCTTGGATTGTCCTCAACTCACCAATCGTCTGCGCGATTCACCTCATGTACTGGCACGCCCGCCTTGACCGCGCGCCTGACCATGTCTTTCGTTCCGCCGCCGCCCGGAAACGCCACGACCAGATCGGGCTTGCCGTTGTCGAGCATCCGCTGATTGCGCAGTGGGCCAGCTTTCTTGCCGAGTTCGTCCCACTCACCCTGCGGAACCTCATACGGCTCGCGCGGGACGCCCCTGCACCGCGCCCAAGAATCGGCCATCCTGTCAGCGCCGCGCGCGTTACCGTGGATCAGCACCGTGAAGGACTTTTCGGTGTGCAGCCGATTCAGGGCGCTGATCATCAGCCCCACATCGTCGAATTCGCGACCGCCACAGACCAGAACCCTCATCTCCCCGGCCCCCAGGGAATTTCTCAATATCAGTATAAATGCTAGCGCCCGAAATGCACGCTCACGAGACCCGATCTCCACTTAATTCTGACGTCGCGGCCCTATGCAATATCGCCTTTGATTGTGATGGCGTTACAGTTGACGCGGTGAGGGCTACCCGCAAGGGGTTGTAATGACGGAGCGCCGCTTCCCGCCGCCCTGGTCTAAGCAATGCGTGAGCTGGCGACCTTTGCCGTGGTCGCCCTCCTAATCGGGATATGGGCAGGTGCTTTAGTGGTTCTTTTTCTGCGGTGAAGCAGCAGCAATGGAGAGACGCCGCTTCCCGCCGCCTTGGACCGTCGAGGAATTGGACGCCTGCTTTGTCGTGAAGGACAACGCCGGACAAAAGCTCGCATATGTTCGAGGATGAGTCGGGGCGACGACGGGCAACAGCCTCGGCGCGGAAGCCTCGAAATGTGTGCCGCGTGATGCGATAATGAACGGTGCCTGAAATTGGAGACGACAATGCTGAGATCAATCCAATTTGCCATTGTCATTGGTTTCTTGTGGGGAGCTGTTCCGGCCGTTGCTGCGCAGTCGTGCCAAGAATGGTGCCTGCAAAACCGGTGCGCCCATGGCGCGATCAGCCAGCCTGCCTGTCTGAATAAATGCGTTCCTGCATGTCAGCAGAAACGGGGACAAGGCAGATAGCGAGAAATCCGCATTGGCGAGAGGTGTTCCGGGCGCTCGGCAGCTAAGCTACTCAGCAAGGATGAGGCGCCGCGGATTGCAGCCAATATCGCCAAGCTGCCGGAGTTGGTGCGCAAGACTTGATGGCGCGGGCAGGTCTATAATGGCTCGCGGTGGTGTCACGCGAGGAGAACACCACGATGCAACACCTGCAACTTGAGATTTTTGCTGCCGCGATGATCGCGTTCGTGGTCTGCGGCTGCATCATGACGCGGAAACCGACAAAAAAGCCATCAACGGAAACTTTGCGGCCAGTGGTGCCGCACGAACATCAGCCCAGCTGTTTCGGTCTCGAAGAAGAAAGGGGCGGTGATTGGAAGGGCAGCGGCGGGAGCGTACCGGCCATTAAAGAAGCTAAACCAAGTCTGTGACCCAAGGGGCTAGTCTCACCCGCGATGAGGCGCGAAGGATCGCGGCGAATTTTGCGAAGCTGCCGGAGCTTTTGCAAGGCGGTTCGGTGACGGTCCAGCATTGACATAGATCAATACAACCACCGACGGAGCGGCCTATGGGTCTATTCGATAGGCAAGCCTATAGGCGGCTCCCCATCCCCCGACACCCCTGCGGCAGTCTATTGAGGCGCAACAGCGCAGGAGCCCCGAGCACTAAACTGCTTGGGGTTCACTTTTTGAAACCATCGCCGATGAATCAGGCAGGCGCTCAGTGGGCCAAGCTACTCACGCGCGATGAGGCACGGCGGATCGCGGCTAACGTGGCGAAGCTGCCCGAACTGGTGCGTAGCGACCGCGCTTATCAAAAACCATAACGCTATTCGTTACCCGAACGCGGCATAATTTCATACGACTGTTTGACATGGATTAAACGCATCTCGAGGAGTGCGCCTAGATTGCGCATGGTTCTGGGTATTGGGGGTGCTCAAGAGCCGAGCGGCCGGGACCGAACCGAATAACCCCTTTCCAGTCGGCTCCGGTCTTGGCCGCCTCCATCAGTCCGCCGACGGGCAAAGAAACCGATAGCGTCACACTCTTAGCGGATGTCCGTTATGGTGCGCATTTCTGACTCATGTCGGACGTCGCGCCACGCCGGAATTTCAAAAGAAACAATTCGACAGTGATCGAAGTCGATTGACATAGGTCAATGCACTCTGACTGAGTGAGGATTTATTATTGTTTCTTCAACGAGGAGGCACAGACGCATATGCAACCTCGGAAAATAGTCAGTGGGATGCGGCAATGGTGGCAGAATTGGAGACGAGCAAACTCTAACCTCTCCGAGTTGGTGTGCTGCGGAGAATATGAAGCTGAGCGAATGGCTCATGACTTGGGTCTGCCCGTGTCCGAACTTCGCAAGCTCGCAGAGCATGGTCCTGAAGCAGGTGATCTCCTGACCCGTCGAATGGCCGAGCTTAATCTGGACAGTAATGAGGTGGCCGCGGTTGTACCTAGAACTCTCCAGGACCTTCAGCGAGTCTGTACAATGTGTGAAAACCACAGGCAGTGCGCGCGAGACCTTGGGCGTGATCCAGCCGACCCTGCATGGGAGGATTATTGTCCGAATGTTGCGGTCTTGAAGATGTTGAATGGATTGCCTTGGTTAGCGCGGAGCGAGTGGTAGTCGGCGCTGATTGTCACATGTCCGCTTTACCCCCAAAAGCGGACATCGCTGAGAATGATTGGCATGTCCGCTTTGGGCCAGAAGCGGACGCGCCCGACTTCATTGGAACGCATTAAGCGAATGCTCGAATATTCGGAAAATACTTCCTAAAATTCTGTTCCTTACCGCGGCCGGTATTTTAATCGGCATAGCGTACGTTTCTGACTGTTCTTCGCAGTCTGGGGCGCCAATCTAGGCTCAAAAACAAGCAAGACTTGAAGCCAAACAACTCCGCTAGTACGGCACTGTTTCGTCGCTTGAGCGCGCTTGAGGAAGAGGATGTGAGCGCGCCCGCGGCGCCGACCTTGTGGTGAACTGAATTAACCATCAGTCAACTATGGTAAAGAAACGATTAAGAAATCTTGTTAACGTTGCGCTGCTGTCCGTTGGCGGAGGCGACATCTTGGTGCGCGCGGCTCTGCTCTGTGTATGTGGATTGGGAGCCGGGATTTTAGGAGCAGGTAGCACCGCAGCCGAGGAGCTCGCTCCGGAGCAGGCAAGCGCCTTCGTGGTGGGGAAGCTGTTCTCCTATACCTGTTTCGAAGGCACCGCTGGCATGGGGCGCATTTTCCCCGACGGTTCCGTCGTAGGTACCATTCGCATTCGCGGCGAGGGTGAAACCCGATTTGCCGCATTGCCACCCGGCACTATCCGCGTCGATGGCCCGGCGATCTGCGCGCATCTCTCGGGCTTACCAATTACGCCGTGCTTCAGAGTACAGAGGATTGACAACCGCAGCTTCCGCGGCTCAGTCGCTGGATTGGACTTCGCCTATTGTGACTTTTATCAGCGCAATCCGCGCACGCGCCTCGTCAGTAACCCGGCCAACTTGCCAGCGACACAGATAACCACCCAGCGGTCGATGCGACTGTCGCTTCACGAGTAATCTATGCGTGCAATCCCATTCGTAATTATCAGTCTGATGCTCGGCGGCTGCATGCAGGAGACGCTTGCACCCGTGTCCCAAACGAGCTGGAGCGTTCGCGACCGGCAATTGATGTCCAATCTGCCCTACGCGCAAGCGACTATTCCGGAGGAGTACAGGCGCCACATCGTTCAGTACGCGCGCAGGGAAACCCCCGGCACCATCGTCGTCGATAGCAGCAACAAGTTTCTTTATTACGTGCTGCCGAACGGCCAAGCGATCCGCTACGGCGTCACGGTTGGCGAAAACGCGCAAGCCTGGAGCGGCATCGCGACGGTCGGCCGCAAGGAAGAATGGCCATCGTGGACACCGACCGCGGGCGAACACGCGCGGCTTGGGCCCATCCCGGCCTTTGTAAGCGGTGGGCCACAAAATCCGATGGGTGCGCGTGGGCTATATCTGTACTCCGGTGGCAAGGACACTCAGTACCGCATCCATGGCACCAATCAGCCGGAATATATCGGCCGAGCCATATCTTCGGGCTGCATTCGCATGACCAATGAGGACGTGATTGACCTCTATGGTCGCGCAAAGATCGGCACGATTGTTGTTGTCCTCGCGCCAGGGGCCTGATGGCCCACGCCTCAAAATTGCAAGAAGTTGTCGATGAGACGTCCGCTTTGGGTCAAAAGCGGACATGGCGATAATGCGACGGGACGTCCGCTTTGCCCCCGAAAGCGGACATTCGCCCGCGCGACCAGGATGTCTGCTTTGGGCCAATAGCGGACATCGGTAGTTCTTCAAATCCAAACATCATTTTCGGCGGTGCGGTCGCCGCCCTTATCGCCAGTATTGAGCACTCCTCGCGGTTCTATAAGCAATAATTTGACCTCGTGCTCGGCATACGGCTTGTGGTCGACGCCCTTTGGAACCACGAACATTTCGCCAGCCGACACGTGGACGGCGCCATCCCGAAGGTCGATCCTCAGAGTGCCTTCCAGAACAATGAACGTCTCATCTGTATTCTTGTGACCGTGCCAAACGAAATCGCCCTGTAGTTTCGCGATTTTGAACTGGTAGTCATTCATTTCGGCTATGACCTGCTACGGTCCGTGGCCTTGATTGGAACGGTGGCGGGGATGTTTACAGTAACGATTGTACTGACGCTGTCTCATACCACGGTTTCCATGAGCGGCGTTGGTCAGTTGAAATGCTACGTCACTACCGGCATTCAAAAAGCGTGCTGAATTTGACGGTTC